AGAAAAGCAGACGTGCCGATGCGTCAGTGTTTTTTTTTGAGCCTTGCTGCGGCGAAGGCCGCAACCGCACCGGGGGCGAAAGGATCGGGGGGCATGCCGTCAGCGGTCGGCGCGCTGTCGAAGGCCGCCCGGGCCGCGACGAGGGCATCAATTGTCTTGTCGGACAGCCCGCCCATCACGTCGAAGCTGACGATGTACTCGCGTGCGGTCTGGTCATCCTCGAACTTCGCGGACTGCTTCACCACGGCGGCAATGGCTTCATCAGCCGCCTTGGCGGCCTCGGCCTTGGCCTTCAGCGTATCGGCCTCGGCCTTTTCGTTCTTGTTCCGGATGCGCCGGATCGCGGGCACCGCCGCCCCGGGCAGGTTGTAGTCCACGATCCACTGGCAGAGGGTTTCGCGGAAGGTGTCCGTCTGCAAGTCACCATCCGCGTCGGCCAGCACTTCAAGCTGGTTCTCGTGAACATCGCCCAGGGCCCGGCTGCCGCCGCCTTCGCCGACCTGGGTGGTCAGGGTCTCGCCGGTGACGCAGATCGAAATCTGGGCGTCCCAATAAGCACAGAAGTCCTGATAGGATACGGTGCCGCCGCGCGACGCCTCCAGGAACTCGACATCCGTCCCGATCGGCACCGTCACGGCCGAGCTGGTGCGGATATCCATCAACGTATTCAGAAGGCGGGTCTGTTCGTCGGTCAGCATGCCGTAAGGGGTTTTGCCCACCACGGTCGGGCCTGCGAACTTCTCGAGGAAATGCAGCCAGAAGGTGATGCCCTCGCGCTTGAACAGCACCGGCCAGAAGAGGCTGGAACCGAGGCCGAGGCCGTAGGGGTTGTTCCCCTTCACGTTCACCCGATGAACGATGAACTTTCGCTCGGGCAGTTGCTGGCCCTCGGTCATGCTTGCCCAGGTCAACAGGCGCAACTTCCAATCCCGATCAAAGACGAAGCGCCGTTGATCATGGGCCTTGATCTTCACCGGGCGGATTTGCGCCCCGATGCGCTCCCAGACGAGCTCTGCCACAGCAAAGCCCTTGAGAGTGGCGGCAAGGAGGTCCCGGCAAATCTGGTCGAAAGGCAGCGCATCGATGATCTCGGCCACCAGATCGGCAGCCTCCTTGTCGATCGGCCGATCACCGCCCGGCTCAACCTCCCAATCGCGGCTGACCAGGGCGTTCATGCGCTTGCGCAGCATGGCGCCGGCATGGGTGTCGCGCTCGATCTCATCATAGATCGCCAGTCCCTTGCCGCCGCCCTGGGCGATCAGGGTGTCGTCGACATGTTGCATCGCCCCGCTGTAGAACGGGATGGTGATGTCATTGGCAACGCTGGCGATAAGCTGGCGCTGGTCGGCAGGCAGGTTCTTGCGGCCGGCGTCCGCGAAACTCTCCGGATTGGCTTGGGGACGGTGCTTCGATTTGCGGCGGCTCATTTTCGTTTTCCCTTGCAGCGACGCTGCCCATGCTTCCCGGCCCAATAAATCCAAAGCCCGAGATCACCCAAAAGCGCCCCGAGCCACCGCACCAGCGTCCAAAACCAGAACGACATCAGCGCCGCCCTCCCAACCGATAGCCGCCCAGCCGATCCCCGCCCGTCGGCGCCGAGGCCGTCTGCATCTGTCCGGCCGCACCGCCGCCGGCGTAGAGCAGGGTGTTCTGCCAGAGCATGTCCAGGGTGTCCGGGCCATCGTCATGCGCCCCGTTCGGCCACTGTTGCAGCTGCTCGATCAGCGTGGTCTGGGTCGGGTTCAACCGAATGAGCCCTGCCGCGATCGGCGGCTGAAGGCGCTCGATGCGCAGGTTCTTGTCAGCCGCCGGGATGATCGGCACGGCCGAGATGCCGACGCCCTGCTTTGCCGCCTCGACCATCAACGAGGTGCGCAGGAACTCCTGGAACTGGACCGATTCCACGAACCACAAGAGGCAGCGGTATTCGCGCTGCAAGGCAATGGTATCGGCAATGATCAGGTCGGGCAGCCGTTTGCGGATCGAGGCTTCGACCACATCCATCTTTCCTGACAGGCGGTCAAAGCCGCCGATCAGGATGGCGGAAGGGTCACGACCCTTCTTCTTGCCGCCAAGCGAGGGGTCGATCGCGCCGAAATGGATCCATTCGCGCTGCGGCTGCGTCCAGAACACCAGCTTGGCAAAGGGGTTGCCCTCGCTGATCGGCTGGTTCTGGTATTCAGTGGCAAAGCTGTCATGCCCGCCGGCGCGCTGGAGCATTAGCCAGACGAGCGGTTGCATCGCGGGCCAGTTGACCTGCGCGCCCTCATCCATCTCGGCCTTGCGGACAGCATAGAAGGCCCTTGCCTCCTCCTCCCCGTCGTTGTGATAGACCTCCTCGAACTCTTCCCAGAGGTCCATGCGGTTCGGGAACTGGATGATCGCCTGGAACTTGGTCACCCGCCATGCGGGCTTTTTCGCCTCGCGCACCGTGACGGCATCCCAATGCAGGATCGTATTGACCCAGAGGACGTGCATCGACCCATCCGGCGGGCCTACCTTCAAGGCGGCCCGGTTGATCCAGGCCTCCAGCTTGTCGCGCTGATCCGGGCTTCGGACAGCCTCGTCGTTCTCGATGTCGTCGAAGAACATCAGGTCAGGCCGGTGCGGGCCGTGGCGCAGACCCCGCAGTTTCTGGCCGGCGCCGAGGCCGCGCACACGAATATTCTGACGGGTGACGATCTCACCCTCACGCCAGACCCGGCCCTGCCCGCAGGCCTCGGGGAAATCGGTCTGCAAGCGCGGGTTGGTGGTCAGCTCGGCTTTGATGGCTTCGATCAACAGCGCCGCCTGTGCATAGACGTCGCAGACCTCGAGACAGAACCGGGTCCTTCGCATGATGATGCAATAGAGCGCAAAGCCCAGCGACATGTGGGTGGACTTGGACGAGCCGCGCGGAGCGATCAGCATCTCGCGCTTGCCGGTCTGGGCTGTCAGGATCGTTGGTGCCAGGTCAAAGATCGCCCGGTGAAACAGGCTGTCTTCGCCCTTCACATAGTGGGGCAGGTAGGTTTTCAGGAAGAACTCGAAGCCCTCACCCCCGAAATCCGCAACCCGCCGCAGGCGCTCGGCCCTGGCGGCGGGATCGGAGGGAAAGGCTTCGACGCTCAGCTCGATATTGCGCGAGAAGGTCGCCGCCATTTCGGCGATCTTCTGCGCGAACTCCTTCCGGCTGACCGCGGCCTTCAGCTGCGGCCGGATGGTCATGTCGTGTAGATCCCCGCCAGATGCTCACCGAAGGGTTCGATGATTTCGAGGATGGTGTTGGCGTGCTGGGGGAAGCTCTCACGCACGAACTCCAGCAGCTTGGCCATCACATCCTGGGCGACGCCGAGTTCGCTGACCTTCGGCGCGAAACGCTTGGCGCTGGCGGCCATCTTGGTCATCGCGTCGGAGAGCGAGACCAGCATGCCAACCTTTTCCTGCGTGGTGTGATTGCCCTCCTTGATCTCGTCCAGAATCGCCTGAGCCTGGATCATGAAATCCTCGACCACCGAAGAGACCACGACCTCGACACCTTCGCCGGCGATGACATGGGCGGTCCGGGCCTTGTCCCAGTCATCGCCTTTGGTCTTGGCCGCCTTCTTCCAGCGGCCGACCGTCGCCTCGGAGATCCCGTAGGCTGCGGCGATGGTGGATTGCATCATCCTGCGATGGACATAGTCCGACCGCGCCTTGCGCTTCAGATCGTCATTTGCCGACATTGAAGCCCCCTGCAATGAGGAATGCGATGGCACCCATGATGATGCCGCCGATGACGAGCCGGATCAGCCAGCTTTGCCCGCTCTCCAGCTTTCCCAGGCTGTTCTGGATATGCCGATCCCTCTCTGCCGAGACCGCAACATGGGTCTCAACGGACTTCAGGCGGTTGTCATGATCGTCCAGGCGCTTGTGCGCCTGGTTGATCTGTTCGACATGGAAGTTGGCGATGTCGGTCACGTCTTTTCTTTCCACTTTTCGGCAAGGTCCTTGATGGTGTGCCCGCCCATGTAGAGGCCGGCGTAAACGCCGGTCAGTTGGATCAGCACGTCATAGGGGGTCTGCGGCAGGGCGATCTTCCAGATCGCATTCGCGACGTGTATTGCGACGATGTTCCAGAACCAGAGCACCCCGATAAGATACATGCCGGCCGGGCGCCAGGCGCGCTGCCAGAGCGGTTCGGTCTGCTCGGCCTGCATCATGGCAGTCTGGTATTCGAGGCCGGCGGCATAGAGGGCGACCAGCTCCGGCGACTGCCGCTCGACAACGCGCAGCGCGTCGACGGCCTTGGGCGGGCTGTCGACGGCAAGGGCATCAAGATCCTCGACCGGAACACCGGCGGCCTTGGCAACAGCCTGAAGCACGTCGACGGCGAGGCCGCCATAGCCGCCCAACTGGTCGTTCAGGATCTTCGCGATGATCGGCGTGCCGATCTGTGCGGCCATGGCGGCGATGGACATCAGACGCTCCTCAGGTAGGCCGCAAGACGCGGCAGGCGGTTCTGGACCTTGGCGGCGATGGCGTCGCGGTATTGCCACGCCCGCCATGCAGCCCAGCCGATGCCGGCCAAGATCAGCGCAGGGCCCAGCCAGGGCGCGAGGTTGTTGACCGGGTCGGTGACGATCCCGGCAGCGCCGCTGGCAGCCCCGGCGCCACCGGTCATCGCGGTGGTCTTCGCCTTGGCGGCAGCATCGATGCGGCGCTGGATCGTCGCCGCAGTCGCTCGCCCGAGAATGCCGTCGGCAGTCAGCCCATGGTCCGACTGGAACTGCCGCAACGAAGCTGCCGAAATGGCCTCGGCGCTCGAACCGACCTGATAGCCAAGGTCGACGAGCGCTTTGCGGAGCCGGTGAAAGTGGGCGGCGGTGACCGGTGAGACGATACGCGCATCCCCCAGGGGCGGTTCCTGCTTCCCGGCGATGGCGGGATACTGACCAAACCGCAGGATCAGGAACTCGCGCTCGCGGCGGCGAACCAGCACCGCGTTGACCTTGCCTTTCGCCTTGTTCCAAGCCTTGAACGCGGGCTCGACCGAGGGCCATGCCCGCTTCAGCCAATGCTGCACCCAGGTGGCACGGACGATGGCCCCGGTGTTCCAGTGGAACAGCACCGCAGCATCGAACTCATGCTGTTTCGGGGCTCCCCGGGCCAGCGCCTTGGCGACCGCCGGCTCATAATTGCGTTCGAGAGCAAGCCGCGTCAGCCGGTCCGACTCGGCTTGCGTGATCACCATGCCAGGCACCGGACGCACGACGCCCGAGGCCGCCGTCAGTCCGCGAGAGATCGTCAGGACGCCGGCGACGTCGCGGTAAGACCGCAAAACATCGCCTTCCTCCTGGTCGAGGACGTCAAAACCTTGATCGCTGAGTTGCATTGGGTGCCCGATGGTTGTTCGGGCGGACAATCGCCTGCGGCGGCGCAGAAAAGGTCGGACATAGGTCCGCCCGAATTGTATCAATCGTGGAAAAGATCGTCCTGGCGGGGATCGGGGGCCTTGGCGAGCCGCCGGACATGACGGGCGGAAACGCCCAGGATACGGGCGATCTCCGCTCTGGTCCGTCCGCCGGCAGCCATTTCAAGCACCGACAAGCGACGCGCACCAGCCCGGGCATGCGGGATGTAGACCGACTGATCCGTCATGAAATGACATACAGCCCGACCATCCTCTTCGCCAAGGGCTTTGATGATGGGGTGGTCGGCCTTGGGGTTCTTCGGGATACGCAGATCCTGCCCGCCGAACTCCTGAATGAGCTTCAGCGCCACGCGGATACCGAGGGTCTCCGCGAGGTCGATGAGCGATTCAGGCAGGGTGGGGGGCGTTGTCACTCCCGGATGCCCTCCGGCAGGTCATAGTCACCGGGGAACTCGAGGCGACGGCGACAGGGGGAGATCCAGTCGAACTCTGTGGTTCGGCTGAATTGCCCCGGTCCGCATTGCCAGACAAGCCAGCTATATGCAGTCGCGGAGCTGCCCTTCTTCACGATCTTGCCCTTATGGATAACCACCCGCTCGACGAACTGGAGAACCAGCTTCGGCGGGCGCGTCTTGAAAAGCGTGTGGTAGCGATCCGCACCCTCAAGGAACGAACTGCGCACGAACATCGCGACACCCTTCCGGCTCGTCTCCAAGGCCCGCTCGATAAACTGCTGGGCGAGCCGGAACGGCGGGTTGGTGATGGTCCAGTCAACCGGGGCGGGCAGCGGCCCCCAGAGGTAATCGAGCGCAGGGAAACCCGCGCCATAGTCGAAAATGTCTGATGCCTCGACCTCGCGGAAGCGCTCGGCCAGCGGACGTGCCATGAACCCGCGGTTGGCGGCAGGCTCGCGCACAACTTCCGCAGCAACATTTCCCCAGCAAAGCCAGTCAAACAGATGCTCGGTCAGCGCCCGGGTCGCCCAGGGCGGCGTCGGAAAGTCATCCAGGCTGTCATGGGGCTCGCGGCGCTGCTGCATCACGGCCGAGCTGCGGTTCTGGGTCATTGCGCAGCCCCGGCCTTGCCGCGCGCTTCCATCTTCTTCAGCGCCTCGATGATCGGGGTGGCCTGTTCACGGTCCAGGAGGTCAGGGTCCACGACGACATGGTCGAAGCCGTGCGCCACGAACCGCTTGCAGAAGGCGCGCAGGGCCTCGCGCGAGGGGTTTTCGATCACGCCGAGGCGGTGGCAGCTATTCCAGAGCGCATGGATCAGGCGGCTGTGAGGCGCGAATGCCTTGGGCAGCGGCTTCGATGCCTTCGACGCGCGGATCTTGAAACCCTTGCGCTTCATCTCCTCGACGACATCGATGCGCTGGCGCTCCGACATCTGGCGCAGGCTGTCCTTGCCCGTCACCCGCACGAGGAGCGCCCGATAGGTGTCTTCATCCAGCGCCAGTTCGGCCTTGGCGATGTTGATGATGGCCGTGGTGTTCATGCGATCACCTCCAGGTGGCCGACATGGACCCCGCCGGCGCGGCCGGTGATCTTGATGACGATCGCCCCATGACCAAGCCGCCAGGGCGCGGAGCGGATGGTGCCAGTGACGCTGTCGGTCTCCCCGGCAATCGGGAAAAACCGGACGCACTGATCAATCGGAAAACGCTGGGCAACAGCCTCCAGTTCGGGATCCATGGTCATGACAGCTTCGCCTCGAGCGCCGTGGCCAGATCCCAAAGCGAATGGCGCTCGAATTCGGTGCATCCGTTGCGCGCCACCGCGATGACAAGGCAACGCCCCATGTCATGGTCATTGTCGATTTCACCGACGCGGCGCAACACATCGGCCAGCGCCTCTTCGATCATCTGGCGGCGGGCCACGAAATTCGCGGTGGCGAACTCATTCATGGCTGCACCGCGCGCAGGTTTCGGGATTGGACAGCGAGGGGATGAACGGCTTCTTGCACATGGTGCAGGCCTTCTGGCCGCCTTCCGCCAAATGCTTCTGCATCCGGCGTTTGTGGCCGGTCCACATGCCGCGCAGCTGGGGGATGGTCACGCCGAGCTTGGCCGCGACCGCCGAAAACTTTTCGCCCTCGTCGAGCAACCTGAAACCCGCAGCCTGCTGATCTTCCGTCAGCATCACGGGCGCATCCGTCAGGAAAGCTGGTGCTACCGGCTTCTCCTGCACGACGGCGGGCAAATTCCTGACAGTCCGGGGGGGGGGGCGCTGGAGTCTTCGCCCGTGAG